TATGAGTTATTTCATACCCAGATATATGCTCATAAAGGCCTAGTGTTGTGTCTTCTGCTCCGGAGGCGGCATTTACTGCTTTACCTAAAGCTAAGGGAGGAATCCATTGTATAGCTACTTCTTTTCCTCCTCCAACTTTTAGAGAAGCAGTAGAGGATACATCTCTTACAGGAGGAACTATATCACTATGTCTTACAGCGGGATATACAGTATCTGCTAGATAGGTAGTAAAGTCTTCATCAACAGCGGCAAATTTTTCATTATAGTGCTCAACGGCATTGATGCCAAACTCGTTTTTAGAGTTTTGCGAAATAGCAAGTACTTTATATTCTTTTGCAGACCCTAAAACCTTTAAACTTCCTGCTGTTTCTGTAAGTACCCAAACGCTTTCAGCGGCAGGCACTGCGGAAAAAGCAGTAGTTACTGTTAAAGTGTCTACGTTTCCGGCAACTGTACTTACCTCTTGTGTTTCTACGCGAGTAGTTTCTGACCATGCCAAGTTTAAAGGCTCTCCTCCGCTTGTTTCAAGAGCATTAGAAGCCTTAACTTCAGTATCTATATCTTGTAAACTTGAGCTTCCTGTAAGATATGCTTGCTTTACTAAATCTCCTTTACTATGTATTTTTACAGGAGGCGTAGCAGTATTATACACATCTTCTGTTCTAAAGGCACCCGGCTCAATGAATATCACAGAAAGGTTATAAGTACTATTAGCTGCTAAAGTAGTAGTACTGTCTAAAGGAATAGAAGTAATACTACGCGCAGTTCCTGAGTTTGATACTCTTCCACCTATGCGAACTGCATATCTATCGGCATCTTGTACATTTATGATGTCGCCTGGTACAAGAAAAGTAGCATTTAAAGCAGTAGAAAAACTAACAACCTCTCTCTGATTAGCTGCTGTCCATAGTTTCCACCGCCCGTATCTTAACGCTTGTCCTTCACTTGTTGCTCCCATTGCCATTGCGTTTTGAGAAATAATTGTCCCTGTCTCAGCAATATTAAGCCTATCTTCTACAAGTAAGGGAGAAGCTTTATAGTTAGCATCAGGATCTATCCAAGTAACAATACACTGATTAATTCGTGTTTTACTGCCCGTACCTTCATAAGAAAACTTACCTTCTATTACATTAGATTTAGTAAAGTTATAGACTGGGCCCGCAGGAGAGTCCATAACTGGTACTACTTTTCCATCAATATAGTAAAGCATGCTACGAAACACTGTAGCTATATCTTTAAGAACTTTATATGCGTCCGCCGCTTTAGTAAAGTATAAATTAGCCGTAAAACGAGGCTCTAGCCCACCTTTTCCATCATCAACAAGTACATCGCAATACCTTGCAATTCTATATAAAGCATACTTATCTATATCAGTATCTTTTAGAAATTCTCCTAATCCATAACGATTATTTGTAAGTATATCATAAAATACCCAAGCAGGATTGTTTGTATAAACTTTTTCCGAAGCAAAAGCACCATCCCAGTCCTGGTAAGAAGTAGTGATAGCACCACTGGTAATATTACGATTATAGGTAGCAACATTGTCACTTGTCTGCTCTCTTGTTATATAATTAGAGGGGATAGATACTTTTAAACCTCTAAGATGGTAAGAACGGATAGGAGTGTTCTGAAACTTTTTTGTGTCAAAACTTACTTTAGCGAGTGCGGTAAAAGGATGTGTTAATACATCTTTAATAACACAAGTTGTATTCGTCAAAGAAGATGCAGTAACTTGCGTCCAATCATGAAAAGTTCCGGTTTCGGTCTTAAAAGCAGGCCCTTCGTGATTACTTATTCTTTCAACTTGTATTTTAAAATCAGAAAAAGGTCTAAATGCTGTTAGGTCTACTGTTTCAACAAAACTAACCGCATTTTTATCTAGGCTTTGATGAACTAAGGGATGTTTTAAAACCTGATAGGCTTCAAAGGAGCTTTCTCCAGGTTTTTTAATTGCGATCATGGTTCTATATCGAGTAAAAGTAGTGTTATCACCGCCTTCTCCTCCTACCGCATAGTGCCCGCCCGAATAAGCAATCGTAAAACGAGCTTCATCAACTTCTTGTAGTTGACTAGCAGTTAATCTAAAACCAGCATTGGAGCTGCCTACTAGTACTTTCGGAGCATCAGAGCCTCCATAGTTATCACTTCGTAATAGGCTGCCTCCCGCACCCGGAGAGTTACTTATAGAGGTAGAACCTGAGCCTCCTTGCCCACTGAACGGGGTTTGTGCTAATGTTCCTACCCTGAACTGGGTAGTTACTCCTTCATAATTAGTTGTTTGTGTCTGTGTTATGGGGTCGAGTTTAGTAACTATGGCTCCTGTAACATCAAATTTATATGCTCCACCTAAACCTGTCCAATTAGACGCCAAAGTAATAGTAGTTCCTGAAATAGCGGAAATTTTAACTATTTTGTCTACAGATAAATAGTAAGTACCATTAGGAATCCACATACCAGAGGGGCCTGCAGGTCCTCCAGGCACAAACTCAGCAACAGAATTACTGGTTCGTTTAGTTATCCAACCCTCTCCAAAAGCACCGTCTCCTGTGCCTCCAGAAGCTACAATACCTAATCTTGCAGGAACATGAGTATCTACATCAACAGGTGTAGATATCATACTATCAGTGAAAAAATCAGACCCATCAGAAGTAGTTAATGTAGCAGTAATAGCATAGTTATCAGTACCTGCAGAGCCGTTTGAGGCTACTACAGACTTATATCCGTGCCCGCCACGTACAATTAAATACTTGTCTCCTGTCTCAGACTCAAGGATAGGCTGTGTGCCTGCCCCACTAATAGTAACAGTAGGAGAGTCTGCTGTAAAAGTAGCTAGAGCGGCACTTTGGCTATAATAAGCGCCCGCCTCTGAAAGAGGAACAACCCTGTCATCATTTAGATAAACAGATGAAGACCCTTCAACAAGTCCATAAATAGGGCCTTCAGATAGAACATCTGTTATTGATATTGTTTGTCTATCTTTTAGAAATCCTTGACCAAACCCGTCAAGTCCGATCCCATCTAAGTTAATTCCTGGTATAATGTTCATCTATGGCTCCTATTAGGGCTGCTGTTTCGTGGAAACTATGTTGGTATTACCTGCTGCATCTGGCGCTGTATTATTTATAAAGTCCTGCATAACAAAACCAGACCCATTGCCTCCTTGAAGTATGTCTATAGATATAGGTCTTCCGGGAACTCTAAGCTCTCCGTATAGTACAGGAATTGGGTCTCCTTCTACAGAATTGTTTGCCCCTCCACTAAAAAGATAGTTAGTGGGAGCGTCTTGATCGACAGCAGGGTCCGGTGCCATTAACTGCTGTATGCCAGCAATAGCAAGGCTTATGCCCATTTGAAACCCTGCAACTATAGCAACTTGACCCCAAGTAGCAGTTCCTGCCGTCACTGCAGCAAGTGCTCCTTCTGCTCCTAACATCATAGGTCCTAGTACAACTATGAGTACTATTGCTGCTAGTATCTTTGCTATACCGCTTTTTGAACCTGCAGGTGCTAAAGATATAGTTACGTCTCCTTTGGTAATAGGAGTTATTAAGTCTGTTTGATCTATATATCCATCTTCTGTTTCTATTATAAAACTAATGTCTTCTTCATGGCATTTTCTTACATAAGGTATAAAGTCAGGTCTATTTGCGTTTATACACTTAAAAATCTCTCCATAGTCATTGGTATTAACAATAAACTTATTGCCAAATTTTTCTCCTAACTCTCCTTGTAAATACACACTATGTTGCATAACGATAAACTCCGCTTATATACTTTTTCCAAAAGGGATAAATATTCTCCCTACAGGATATTCTGTTTTCTGCATGATGATAAAATATATCATCTCCTAAATAAACCCCGCAATGATTACCTACTAAAGCATTAATTGTAAAAATGAGTAAGTCACCTTTTTGTATATTGTCTTCTATTTTTTTAAAACCCCAAGTACCTATGTACTCGTCGGTAAAATAATCTAAATCTTTTTCCCACCAATCGTCTTCAAAAAGAGGGCGGTTAGGTATGTCTAAACCTTTTGAAATATAATAATCTCTTGCCGCTTCAAAACAATCATTTACACCAAACTCATACTCTCTTCCGAAAAGAGATTTACTCTCTCGTACAGGGTGCAATATGTCCATATCCATTTCAGGATAACTAAATATATAATAAGGTATTCCCACTGCATTACAATACTTAATATCATTCCCACTAGGTTCTGTGGTTCCATCTGGATGGCTGTGTACTATACCTATAATATCGGCTTTATGCCCAATATTAATGTATTGCTTTGAATCTATAACAAAATCATTTTCTCCGTCTGCTACATTGTCACATGGAAACCAAGTTGTTTTACCTTTTACTACTGCTAATACTCCACAGCCTTCTTTTGGATACCATTTTTCAAAATGCTCTTCTATTTCTTTTAATTGATTCATATTTAGTATTTCAATGTTCCAGGGAATGATCCAAAAGGTAAACGAGCTGCTAGATTCGTTACTCCTTCTGGCTTTTGATTTGCACTTGTTAATACCGAAGGCTTAAAGCCATATCGAGCTTTACAAGATTGTAATGTTTTGCCGCACACTTCTTCTCTAGCCCAGTAAGGACTTGTATCTGTAGGTACTTGTCCTGCGGGCGCAGGATCTCCAGTAGATTTCCATATTGTTACTGCATTATACCGAACAAGACTACCTAGTGTATAAGAAAGTCCTGGAATCCAATCATCCCATTTACGAACTTCTTTCCAATACGAAGAAGTTACTGAAGGAGTATTTCCTGTACCTGCAATTGTACAAAGCCAAAACTTGCCGCTATAAGTAACATAACTAGTAGTAGTATATGCTGTACTTGCAATATAATCTGCAAAAGTTTCTGAGGATACGAGAGGTCGATCGTCAAAGTCAAAATAGGCTTTATGGGCACGCACAGTTCCATCTCCATCATAGTTTACAGCGCCGTCTGTATTCCACGTACATCCTCCTCCCTTTCCGGAAGCATGTCCTTGATATTTCCAACTACAGTACTTACCTACTACAATACGTCTGGGTAGTTGTATATTTTCTAGGTCGAACGGAGTAGCTACTTCATATGTAATAGAAACTGAGTTCTCTTCTCCTATTCTATCAATTACATATTCTTGTGAAGGAAATTCTATTGGGGGAGAGGCATCCTCAAGGCCGCCTACTAAATATTTTCTAAGAGTTTGACGACGAATAAGTCTTTGACCTATTAAGTCGTCATTTTTAAAGTCTCCTAACGCTCCTTGAAATAAAGTGCCTATATTAGCAATTGTAAACGCAGGCCTACTAGAAGCTCCGTCTGCTTGTAGTTCGAGGCCATCAATCATCATTGGCATAGGATTATAGTCGCGAATACTATTATCAGTTTGAGTTGCGTATCCTTGCCCTGTTCCGACTCCGGTTGCTATAAAAGTTGTACCCAAGTCACTGTCTGCGGCACCTACAGCCGTCCAATCTGTTCCACTTCCTCCTAATATAGTATAGGAATTGCCTATAATTAAATTAACAGCAAGAGTTATGCCTGTAGTGCCAGTTTTATCTCGAAACTGTACATCTGTTAAGTCAGAGTCTAAGCCGGGATGAAAATATAAGGTGGTTCCATTCG